AGAAAGAACTTGAAATAGATGCGGTAGACCTCAAAAATTTTGGCAAAACACCTGAAACTAAGTGGATATTTGACAAGAACATTACTGAAAACTCGGCAATATGGAAACTGGTAGAAGAGCATCAGACTGCTGTTGCCTATTCAGCTGCTAATATATTAGTAGGTGAAGCTCAAGGTGGGATTGACGAAAGAATAGCAAAAATTAATGAAGTCAGACGGACTGTAAAAGGTGTAGGAGGTGAATCTCTAACTAAGGAAGATAGTGCCTATCTTGATAAAGTACTTGGCGACTATATACGTATTTATACTGAAGGTGCTTGGAATCTCGTATTCCCTCAAACTGATGAAGAGCATGTGAAAATGATAGCAGCATTTGATGAGGCCCGAAACAAAGCGGAAGGTTTCTTGAAGAAAGCGATTCTCCCCCTAATGAATACTACAGAAGGTGCAGGAGCTTTTGGAAATCTTGAAAAAGCATTAGGTGGTACATTGCCAGAATTTGAGTACATGAGTAAAAAAGAATACAAGTACATACTAGACAATGTAACACGAATAAGAACAAGAAATTTAAGCGAAGATACTACATACCAAATCCAGAATGTCCTTCAGAACTTATGGCTTAATGAATCAATAGTAGAAAATCAGAAAATAGGTCTATATCGTACTGTACTGGGTAAGTATGTACCATTAGTACGGGATGGTGAATTCCAAGTCATAGTTAAGGCATATAGAATAAGGAAAGATGGCTCATTAGGTAGACCTCTTAAAGTTAATTCTCATACTAGAACTATGTTGCTATATACGCAAACAGATAAGATAGCAGCTGCTAAGTCTATGATGGAGACATTCAATTCAGGGATGAAAGACCAAACTTTAGATATGAAAGATGCACATGGTATAGTGCATAAAGCAAGGCTTGTCGCTGAGTATAGTGAGACTAGAAAGGAAGCACCTCGTGCAGGTCCAGTTGGATACACTGACTTAATATCAACTTTAACTGCAGCAGGAATACGGTTCAATCCTACACAGGCTAAGATACTTATAACTCAAAGTACTGGCTTTAAAAATAAAGCACGACGCTCTCTCCCCCGTTCACTAACGCCCGGATTCGAGCAAAGAAACGGACTTAGACATGTATCAGCATACCTTGAAACACAGTCACACATTGCAGCAAAGGCTGCATATCGCCACAAAATCACTCGTGTAATGAAGGACGATAATTTCTGGCATGGCGACGATGCGGTTCTTAGAGAATATGCAGAAGAAGTGGACGAAGCACACAATAATGTACAGGAAGCTAGACAAAAAGGAAGACCACAGGGTGAGATAGATAGATTAGTAGCAACAGAAAATGTAGTCCGTTATAAGTTTGAAAGATACTCTTATATGTATAGTCATTCCAGAGCAATAAGTGATGTGGGCGAACTAACTATTAGTGGTAAAAGACATAAGCTTGAAAAAGGGGTATTGAATATAACTGTTGGTGGTAAGAAATATAAACTTAAACTAAGAGGAAGGGGTGAACGCTACCGTGACGAAGCCACCAAGATAGTAGCGTGGTACGAACAGTCTACAGATGTTGTAACCAGTACGGAAGATATGCTGTCTGGTAAGATAAGTGCACAACTTAAGATGGTTACTGTGCTAGGTCAACTAGGTGGAAATATTGCAACAGCGCTAGTTAACCTCACATCCATTCCTATGCATACTGTTCCCTATCTAGCATTCCATAATTCAGTTCGAGGAGTAGGCGGGGGCTTCGGCTTAGGCAGAGCGACTGCGGAAATAGCAATGGCGGGAAAAAATCTTGCAAATCGTCATTTTGGGACTGAAGAATTTCTTGCGGATATGGTCAAGAACTGGCCTAAGACTAAAAAAGCTAACTGGGTAAACAACTATGGGCTTACTCTTGACGAAACAGAATTCTTACTACAAGAGACAAGGCTCGGGATTCTTTCCCCCGCGCAATTCAACGCTCTAGCAGGTTCAGCAAGAGGCGGTATAGAGAAAGCAAAAACTATTAGGGCTATAAAAGTATGGATGTCTCCGTTCACATATACTGAACAACTCAATCGCCGAACTACTGCATTAGCCACATATCGCCTACATCGTGCAAGACTTGAAGCAGCAGGGGGTTACACTACAAATCAATTAAGAGATATACCTGCAGAAGAAGCCAACAAGGCTGTAGATGAAACACAGGGCAACTACGATATGTATAACAGACCTCAGATAGCCCGTGGTAATATATTCCAGTATCCATTCATGTACAAGCAGTTCGTACTTACTTCAGTCCAGTTGCTTGCATCAATGCCATGGCAGGGTAGAGTGACATATCTAGGGTTGATGTTCCTTGCAGCAGGATTGAAAGGGTTCCCATTTGCTGACGACTTGTTTGACTTAATTGATACTATCGCACAAATGCTTGGTATTAGAATGGGCAGTATAGAGATGGAAGCACATAAGATACTTGATAATATAGCCCCAGGTTTTTCACCATTCATTATGAACGGCATCCTTGATAGGTTCTCGGGTGCTACTGTATCCACTAGACTAGGACATGGTGACCTAATTCCTTTAACTGGTGCATTTAGAGCAGGTGCTAACTTCCAGCGTGAAGCAGTGAACTTGTTTGGCCCAGTATATGCAATGTTCACAGGATTAGCTACCATGGGTAAGTCAACATTGCGATATGGGGGTGAGGTACTAGGCTTTAAGCCAGATACCACTAGAATAAATGACATTCTCCGAGAGTCACCTATCGCTGCATTAAGGGCAATGAGCGATGGATACGCCTACAATAGGGATGGTTCAATAACAAATGCACAGGGTAAAGTTGTGTCAACAGATATGACAGGGTTTGATGTCGTGAGGAGAATCGCGGGGTTCTACCCTGCTGTCGCTACCCGAGAGAATAGAGTAGTCAGAATTTCCAAGAGGGTAAGTGATTACACAGCAGAGATACGCAGAGAATTTCAAGTCGCTTATGTGAAAGCGAAAGTTTCAAAGAATCAATCTCGGGCTAACGAGATATCAAAACAAGTACAGGATTGGAATAGGAAAACTCGTGGCACTGAGTTCTACATAAAGAATTTTAGAGCAAATGCCAATCGTGCTGTAAGAGAGGCTTTACGACCAACATCTAAACGCTATCTTAAGTCTTCACCTAAGAATATGCGAAAAGATGTGGAGTGGTTGATGGACTTATACGATTTAAACTAACCACCCTTTTCTTAGGGCATTAAGCCACATCACTACATACAGTAAACAACCTGTACATATTACTGCCATCACGAAGTAAGCGAATGTGAGTATGTGCTTTATCATTTAACCATTGCCATTTGACCGAAAGTCAAATCTTCTGCTGCTACATCAGCATCATCTAATATGCCTTGTAATCTAGGATGGTTAAGGTTAATACCAATGACATAAGATTGCCCTAGTTTAATTGGTGTATTCTTACCTAAGAAACATTTCTTAGACCTAGGGGTAGCATCAACATTCTCACCTATGAGTTCATTGCAGAATGATTTATAGTCATGGCCTTTCATGGATAACCACTTACGAAAATGTGTTCTATCTAGCATTAATGTACCACTGCTAAACACCTCTGCCATTGAGTTACGGTGAACATCGAATCTAACACGTATCTCTCCACGAGGTAGTCTGCCAAAGTCAACTACTGGTTTCTGTCCTGCTGTATGCATGATTGTAACTGCAACGTTAGCAAAGTCGTTAAGGTATTCAGCAATGATGTCAAATGAATCTAACTTGCTTTCAGCAGCAACAGTGCGAATAGCACCAATCTGCCCTAGTACCCATTCAGTACCTTTAGTGTAATCATAATCAATTAAACCCCAATCTTTGGCAAGTTTAGATGATAAGTCTGAAAGAATAATAGCCTGTTCCCAAAATCGTTCCTCACCACTGAACCTTGCATCATATCTTTTATAGAATTGGTCAGTTGCTTCTGCAATCATAGCTCTTATACCATCACTACCAATTTCTATCAACTTACTTATATATGCGTGACCTATGTGCCCGTAATTGCTCGTTATGAAATTATAGATATTCCGTCCTGCTTCACTGGTCTTGGTGAATAACTCATGTGATGGTACAGTAACTTCCAGTAAGCGTGCCATCTGAGCATCAGTATCCAGTCCAGATGCAATTAACTTGGATTGCAATGACTTATTCGTCGATACTACAACTGGTATTGCCCAAGTTTTAGTTTCCTTCTCAACTGCAGCACGATTAAGTCTAGCCTTATCTCTACCTTGGCTTACCCAGTAACAGAAGTCAGCGACGTCTCTATCTTGCATCATGGTTACTTCATCTACTGTCATTGGTAGATGGGCATATAGTCCCATTCTATGGAATAAGGTGTTCTGTGTGAATTTTGATGCGAAGTGTAACTTATCTGGGTCACCATAGATGGACTGTATCCAGTATTGTGCTAGTGTTTTACCTCCACCAGTTGGTCCATATAAGGATATAGTTAGTCCTTTCAGTCCAGTGAAGTTGTACAATGGGGCAGAGAATCCAACACCTAAAGCAAACATATGACTTGGCATATTAACTTTATCTAGCATTCTAGTCATTTTAGTCCATGCTTCAGCACTGCCTTTTGTACCATACATATCTGTGCCTAACGAATTAGATACTGTTGATAGTGAAATCTTCTCCTCTTTAACAACATCTTTATCGTCCTTATGAATAACAGTGTCGCCTATAACAAAATGCGTATCTTTCTCCTTCCAACCCATAGTTGAGTAAAGGTTAGTCATAGTACGTATCTGTCTTAATTCTTCCATATATGTTCGTAGCATAAGTTGAAAGTACTCCGTTTGTCGTTTATTAAATAATACTATACCTTGGTCTGCTATTGCAGTAGGGAACTCTCTGCTCCCATCAGTTAAAAATGCTTGCCGTAATACCAGTTCACTCCACCCAACATGAGGGCGTTTCCAGTGATAGCGTACTACTTCATAACCTAAATGGTCATCACGACCATAACCAACAGGGTATATGTCAAACTTGCATATGTCAATATCAGTATCATCAATAGTCATCTTGATACCCTGTGTAGTTCTTTTGAATGGTTTAGGCATAGGTACTGAGTTTGCTACCTTATCTGGGGCTTCCGCATGAACTGCCACCTCTTGATATTGAATACCTAATCTTGCAGGTGAACCAACCTTATCTTTATATTTACACCCTCTACATCCATTAGGTCTATCAGAATGGAACTTACCACAAGTAGTTGGCCCAGTAGCATTAGCTTTCCACTGTATTACTTTCTTTCGTGTTACTGATTCAGAATAGTCAGTGTGCCCTTCACTCCATTTTATTGCTGTTTCTTCTGGGTCTACACAGAATGCAGCAACCCCGATTAAGTCGTACCATAGTGGTTCTGGTACATCACCTTGGTTCTCAATAGCCCAATTTATCTGTTTACATTTACTTGCTACAACTGAGCCAATAGCAGGTGGGAAGTCAGCATCGACTGCTAAATTATCTAGCAATGAGTTTCCACGTGGTTGTCTTGAAAGCTTAGCGCCTGGAGACTGTATGTAATTTGATAAAGTATCAGAAAGAACTTTTGGTGCAACAGGCTCAGCATCTAACAATAACTTTACCTTATTTCCATTCTTTGGATTATGTGTGCCAACTGGTCTTAATACTAATGCACTATTAGTTGTTAACCCTGCGTCAATATAAAATTCCTTCTCTACTGATGCTAACTTCATAGCACCTGCAATCATTTTCCATTTATGTGGGTCTAGTTCTTTAGTTAGCACCCAGTAGACATGTAGTCCATTACCAGAAAATACTACCATAGGTTTAGGCAGTTTCATATCATTAACAAACTTACCTAAGGCAGTTAGACCTTCTTTCCAAGATGGATATGGCTTTGATTCACCGCAATCTACATCTAAAGCAATTACTTTAGTTGCTCTTACGTTATCTTGTTTTCTGTTTCCTTTTTCTTTAAATGCTGAAATTGCATAGTAGGTGTTGTTTTTAGACTGGTCTGACCTAATACAGACCTTCGCTAATTCTTCTACACTGTCAAAAAATCCTTGCCTATTGCCATCTTTATTAATAACTGTAGTAACATAGAATCCCTTGGACGGTAGAACTCGTTGTAGAAACTCCAACGTATTCATATGTCCTCCTTGTAAATGGGGGGGAGAGCGCTATAAACTCCCCCCCAGTTTGGTTAATGATACTCCTCTAAATACTCAAGAAGTCTCTTTTTCCTGTCCGCTGGTTCCATCACAATAATATCAGGTGATGGCCATGCCTTATCTTGCATGACTGCCAATAATTTCCTAAGAGTAGCACGCATTTTCTTGTCATTTTCTTTACGCATAGGTTGGCCTTTTCTCCAACTATGGTAAGTCATGCGTGATACACCCAGTACTGATGATAAATCAGTGATAGTTAGCATCATATGCTTTCTAAGAGACTCCACTTTAGAGAAATCAAGTGGGGTTTTATTTGTCATCTGCTACATCTCCTACAAGTGCAGCAATCTCATCAGCCAAACTACTTGTTGCAGCATCAGCAACTGATGCTGCATCTGGCTCTTCAACAACCTTCTTGGTTTTAGGTTTTGCCTTAGGTTTAGGTTCTTCAGCAGATGCTACTTTACCAAACCCCTTTACTTCCTTCTTTTCAACAGGTGCCTCAATAACAGGTGCCTCAATAACAGGAGCTCTTATGATAGCAGCCTCCTTAATTATTTCTTTTTCACCTGTAATAGTTAGCACTGCATCAATACCAAACAACTTATCAACTGCTTCTTGTGCTACCTCATCAATGAAACCACCAAAACCAAATGTTAGTTTTGGATACGATGCATCAGTATCAAAGGAAATTGTTGTCTTAACAATTTCTGGCGGAATACCTCTAGTAGATAACTCCTTCTGATAACTATTTAACCCTTTCAATGCCCCTGGTGTTACTTGTAACAAGTACACTAAGCCAGTTGGGTCATCTGCAGCAACTACTGCTAATCGCTTTTGGTCTGCACATGCTTTAACTTGCTGACCTTGTGGTGTTATCTTAGAACCCCAAGCATTTTGTGGGCATGAAGCACACAAGTCATTCTGAGGTTTAGTGCTATCAACATGTGGACGAACGCCATCTAATGAAAAACAATCTGGTGCTGACGGCTCTGCATCTGGAGTCCATGGTTTTTCATACCATGTCTTAGATAGCCTAGGATTAGCACCCACAATGATTACATCTAACTTAATTGAATCAAGTAAAGTTTCAGCGCCACCGTCTACAATACGGAAGCGACTGCCTTTAATTGAAATCCGTGGAAAACCATCACTTGATGGTAGCCCACCTACTAATGACTGTGCTAATACAGACGGCACACCCACTTTTCCTGCAAGATGTGCAGGAACTTGTATATCACTCGGAACAATATTTGACATTGTTTTACTCCTTTTATTATTAAACATCTATTTTAGGTGCAGGCTTACGGACATTGACATCAATCCTTGTACCGTATGTAACTCCTGCTGGAACAGCCTTGTTCATGTCGATGTATCCACGAACTGCTACTTTACTTACACGCTTCTCAAGTAGGTCATATGCTTCATTTTCTTGGATAAATTCTAGCATAGCGTCCCAATCTGCAACTCTAGCATAGTCATTGGTAGTTAGAAATGCTGTGCCATGATTGGTTTTGAAGGATGTTACTCCATCAGCATCTGCTTTCTCCTTTATCCATGCCTCAAGTTTAGTCATGTTTTCTTTAATATCCTTGACTTGGGCTTTCGCCTCATTCTCAATGGACTCTTTCTTGTGACGTAATTTCATATACGTCTCAATTATTTGGTCTACTGTTAGACTCATAGTGTCACCTCACTCTGTTTCTTGCTGTATTAAATCAAGAAGCAATCCTTGTAACTTTTGTTTATTGCGTAACCTATCGTACATCTTAGACTCCACAGCAATAGACTCTATATGTACAACATTTGATATATGCTTCTTACCTATTCGTTCAATGCGACCATTCGCTTGAGTATATTGTTCATTACTCGTTATTGGCCCATACCATATGATAGTAGACGCCGATGTTAATGTTAAACCATGAGCCATCGTGGCTGGATGTGCTATCAGCACATGTGGTTCATCACTATTTTGGAAGTCATTGAATATCTTGTTACGTTTCGCAGCACTTACTGCACCATTAACAACAGCAGTTGACCAACGTTTCCTTAACTTCTTTTCTAGCATATGTAATGTTCCAGTCAACGGAACAAACACTATAACTTTCTCTCCTGCTTCTTCTATTACTTCTTCTACCACTTTAATCCTAGGCGAACAGTCTAACTCAATGTTCTGTTTATTATCATCGTAGACTACACCACATGCTATCTGTACAAGTTTTTGTAACTTGACAGCCTCGTTAACAGCAGTAATAGAACCCTCCTCTTCCTTAAATTCAATAATAAAACGCCTAAGCATTTCCTTATAGTACTTCTCCTGCATCTTAGTTAGTGGTACTTTTCTGGTTTGTATGATAGTATCTGGTAAGTCAAAGCATTCATCTCTTATATATCTTATTGATGGTTGTAGTACATCTTTTACAATGTTCATTGACTCTGGTCTAGGTATCCATTTCCACTGACCTATCTTCATCATTACTTGGTCACGAAATGCAGTATATGTGTTAGAACAATATGGACTGTTGACTAACTTTGCCAAAGCCCAAGCATCAGTTGGGTCATTAGGTGTTGGTGTACCTGTCATCATCCACAATCTTGTCCCCTTGTTAGCCTCTATCCACTTACGAAATATCTTAAAACGATTAGTAGATGGATTGCGTAATACTGCTGCTTCATCAAATATAACAAGGTCAAACTTATTCATTGCATCTTCTGCAATGATAGCAAATCCATCATGGTTAACAATATAAAAGTCAGATTTAGTATTAAGTAACTTCTTTCTTCTTGCCGCAGTGCCATATAGTGTTACAGACATCCTATTTAAGAATCCAGTAAAAATGCTATCACCCCATACTCGTTCAAGTGTAGATAGTGGCGCTATAATAAGGCATTTCTTTACCTCACCTATGTTCATTAAGTAATCTGCTGCCCATAATGCTGATTGTGTCTTACCAGTACCAATATCATTAAGAACTAATGCTTTTCTATGCATAGTTAAAAATGCTGAAGTTAAACGCTGATGCTTGTAAGGTATAAGTTTACCAACCCAATCATAGTAATATAGTATAGGAGATGGTACTGTTATACCAAGATTACGAAGTACTTTTACTTCATCTATTTTATGGGGTGTTATGATTAACTCACTACCATTAAATGTCATTTTCCTTGCAGTAGGTATGCAATCAAGCACACGATTAGGGTTGATTAACTTTAATGCAATAGCCTTTGCTTGTTCTACAACTACCATTGTAACTCCTTAGAATATGGCACGACCAAATAATCAATAATATAAGCCTCTACCATACTTATTGTTTCGTCATCATAGACTAGAAAGCATTTGCCACCTGCTTTCTCTATATCAGCCATGCATTTAGCTTGTAAAGGCGTAGGCTTCCTAGTCTTATCTGACTTAACTTCAATCCCAATCAATCTACCCTCAACTACTGCTAGTCTATCGGGTATGCCCGCCTTACCAAATGGCCCAGACTGAGGACTGAAATACCATACTTTTCGTTTCTTGAGCATGCTATCTAACCGCTGCTTAATTTTCCCTTCTGGTGTTAACGCCATGTTTTCTCCTTTTACCTTAGATTATACCTATATTTACAACTGTGTTAATTAAAGTTGTGCGTAGTCACATATGTGTTTCGCAGGACACCAACGACATAACCCACTTGGTTTAGGTGGCCAATTGTCATGTTCCAATGACTCATAAATTCTACTGATTCGAGCCATTATCCTTGCCCACATTACATTAGACTGTTCACGCTTGTAAACTTGTGTATCCATCTTCTTGCTCTGTAACCACACTAATGCTGACGTAACTGTATCCACATTTGGATAATGTTTAAACACTTGTAATGCAAATATCTCCATCTGCGTAAAATCTGGTCGGCGTTTGCCTGTCTTCCAGTCTAATACGAATGCTTTCTTCTGATTCTCATGAATTATAAGTACATCAAGTACAGACCTAAACCATGCATCTGGTGCAAGCCACTCTGTAGGCATTAGGTTCTTGTTCAGCGTCATCTTCTGTTCTGCAAGCAATTCCCCATCTTTTGACTCCTGCTCAAGTGCCGTACATAGCATCTCATACTTTTTCGTCTCGTCGGTCAATGGTGTCTTGTCTCTGATTCTAAACTCTAATGCTTCATGAATACGTTCACCATATTTACTTGCATCACTTCCTTCATCATGAACTTCTTTGTTGATTCGCTGATGCATGTACCTTCTAGGGCAATTCTCATACATCTTCAGAGCTGAGAATGAGTGTGTTAAATTCATTTAGTTTCTCCGTAGTTACTACCAATCTTTCCTTCGCAAGCTATTGGTAAATCTTTAGCCCAACTTGGGGGTTTAGACATCTCCTGTACCATAAATTCTAATGCCTCATCTGCTTCTTCTTTCTTTACTATAACAATTACCTCATCATGAACCTGAAAAGACACATGATAGCGTTGTCCTATGCACATCATCTGCTCTGCAACTACATTTCTAGCAAGTGCTTGGACTATATTCTCTACCACTTTTCCCCCATATATGCGAGTCCAGTTATTACCTGCAATATGTTTACCCGACATATACTTCTTATATACTAGAGAGTCAGCAATATACGAGAAGCCACTTGTATCTGACCTCAGTGTAGGGTAATGAATACGCAAACCATTCGGCATCAATATACCTTCATGGTCATAAGACAGAATATCGTTAATCTGCCCACTACCACCTGCTAATATACCTGTAAGAACCGTGCCACATCTATTCCAGAATGCAACAATCTTATGGTTCTTCTGTCTATATAAATTTACTATTCGTTGTGCTTCAAATTCATCAACATCAACGGACACCCCCCCCATACCTAGAGACAAAGTATCCTTAAACTTGACATGCCCCATGCTATATCCTAGTCCTAGTATACACGTCTTACCGACAAATCGTTTAACTTTGTCAATCTGTTTTAAGGGCTGACCGTATACATCAGACGCAAATTCACTATATACATCTCGTCCTTCTCTAAATGCATTAAGCAAGTCCTCTTGTCCTGCTATATATGCTGTCATTCTTGCCTCAATTTGTGATGAATCACAAGCAATCATCTTATACCCTAGTGGCACAGTTAATGCTTTACGGATAGCACCATTACGAGGTAAATTCTGTAAGTTTAATTTATCCCCCCCAGAGAACCTACCAGTATGAGCACCATAATAATTAAGCATGATAGGTAGATAACCTCGTTTAGAGGTATTGATTAGCCGTTCAGTCCTAGTTTCCTCTATGGTAGACTTGATACCAAGTCTGGCTGCCAGAAGATTCCTAACTATAGGATTATCATGTCCCAACAAGTTTATGAATGCTTTGTCAGTCTTAGCAAAGGCATAGGCCACTTTGCCCGTCCTTATACTGGTTTTGGTAGGGGGTTCGACATCTAATAGTTTGAGCAGACTAGCAAACATCTCATTGCTCATAAGCACCTTCTTTATCTGTGCTTCACTAAGTTTGTCTTTCATTGATAGGTTATTTATTAAATCTGTTTTCCTTTGCTTGACATCAGCTAGATGATTTTCTAACACAGTAGTGTCAAGTACTACTGTTGGCTCTGTATACATGCGTAAAGTCTGGTCAATAATCATTAACTCATGAGCAGGAAATCCCTGTCGTAATTTATTGAACAAACTATAGGTTAGATTTACATCAAGAATACAGTAACTAGCAAAGTCCTTTATCTCATCTTGATTGAAGTCCTTACGACGCTTACCTATTGTATTCTCTAATTCTGTTCCCTTTCGACCTAACTTATAATGTTCCACTAATGCTTTCAGTGAACTACCTTCAGTCATTTGGTGTTTAGGTTTGGACATGGACATGGTATCAAACCAGAATTTAGGCTTGATACCATACTTCCATGATAGAATAGCACCATCAAAATATGTGTTATGACATAGTATAGCCTTGTCGGAATAATCAAGACTATTCAAGAATTTTCCAACATCTTCACCACTATACCAGTCGGTAGAATTATCATTTACCTTAACACCTACACCTATAACTTCAAAGTCTGAACCACGAATGTACTCCTCTACTGTCATCTTAGATAGCGAATACTTCTTGTCGTAATAGGTTTCAAAGTCAATGGTTACTATGTCCATTATCCCTCCATTAAAGTCTTTAATTCTCTATACACTTCCCTTGCTTCGTCTAAATCCATAGTAAAAGAATTGTTTGTGGTAGAGAAGGTAATCAGTAATGTAGATTTTCTTACAACTTGTTTCCGTTTAGCTGTCTTCTTAGCACCTGTAGCTCTTTTTGCAGCAGCATGATTCTTATTTGTTAACCCTGCCCCGCTTAGAATAGAATAAAGATACTCCAACTTAATACCCAGAGCCTTTGCCATCTGTTTTCTAGACTCACTAGGGTTTGCTGTTGCATAAGCTATGACTCGTGATTTATTTGATTTTTTATATAACATATTAATTTCCTTTTAAATGAAAGATATCTACACCATGACCACAATTGCTTGAGTATTGGTTCGCTATCTCAACTGCTTGTTCTGCATTAGCACCCATTGCTAATGCTCCATAGGCAAGGTCTTGCCCACTTCCAAAAGCACAGGTATTAAATCCATGCTCTATAGGTATTGGCGATTGTTCATATCGTTTTAACCCATGTTCATCTACCACTATAAAGTGACACCAATTACTGGTTTTCTGTCCTTCGGGGAATGGTGTATCCACCCCCCTTTTATACCACTCTACCATCTCGTGAATACGCTTGATTGAACCTGTTCCTGTAAGAATAGCACCTTTATGACGCCATGCTTTAACAACTCTGTGATGAATGCTACCAGACAGGGCAGACCTGTCAGTAGCAAGTGTTTTACCATCCCATACTATTACACTCATTTCTTACTCCTTTTTTTCTCAAACACCCCAAATTTTCTGCGTAATTCCACGCTATGGGTATCACATATCCTCTTGATAGTATCTACAACTGCTAAAGGTGTTGGTCTAACCCAATTCCAATAGTAGTCTGCATTGCTCTCAGTAATACTCTTGAGTAGTTCGGGGGAATACTTGGCATATTTAATGCTAGTATATAACAACTTGCTATAATGTTTAGTTGACCAATCTGGCATGCTAGGATGCATATCTCCAGGTCTGATATCATTTCTCTCTTTCTCGATAGTATCAGATATGCCCTCAAATACATTCATCTTGGCTCTCACCTTAATACCTGCCTTAAATTTACGTAATGCTCTAAGCCATACAAGCCGATTCTCTGGGATAACAATGAGTTCATCATCTGGTCTAGCATTAAGACATTCACCGCTATGTAAGTCAAATGTTATACCTTGAAAATACTCTGGCGCATTCTTTTTAACCCATACATCGGGATTATGCCAATTTGCCCAACCATCTTCGTTATAAGCAGTATCACCTAGTTCTTTAAGTATCTTATCAACGTGAGCAATACGATATCTACCCTTTGCAACTCTGAGGATATGAAAAGGTATTGCTCTGTTCATAGAAGAAGTCAAGGTCTGCGAACTACGCCATATTTCTTCTACTGTGGCAGTAAATAAACATACATTAGATGGTAGAAATCTGCAAAATTCACCAGTCCAGTTATCGACACCATAAGCTTTCTTATCTCTTATGTGTACTCTTGCCCAAGCACGAAGTGGTTTACCTTTATTGGGAAATCTTGCCTTTGTATGAAATTTCTTAATGTCATCATAAGTTTTCACTGTGGCAGTCGTTAACCAATGATACTGAAGCTTCTTTAAATCCATAGTTCTCTCCTTATCGTGTTATTTTAGACAGCGTTACTACTGATGTTAATGCATCTACATCAAGGTCACCTAGTTCACTGGGACTACCTTTCTTGCGTGTAGATATCTGCATATGCCGTTCCCTATATTCCTCTGGTATTAAATCCCATAGCGCAGGAAATGCCCTGAGCGCAGGTGTTAATGTTGCATAGGTTCCTGTTACATGATTAACACCCTTTACAAACTCTTTCTGCTTAGCCTTAATAGCCGATACACCATTCATCCATGTCTTCCACTCTGCTTGTATAGCAGCAAAACGAGGTATACCATAATTTAGAGTAATACATCTCCAGTTCTTCTCCCATTCGGGATTGTTATTACTATGAGGCATAGGGCGAGGTGCTGGGAAATCAAAAATTAGGCGGTCATGGGTATGCCAGAAGTCACCCTCATGTTCCCCCTGCTCCTCACTTGGTACCTTATTGAATCCAGACCAAGATATATCTTTCTGCATTTCCATAAATCCCTTTGGTAGAGCATCCATCTTATCCCTAAGGTCTTTAGGAAAGATGGTGTTGTACAGATTCTCTGCACTCCATGTAACAGGTGTATCATTCCATGCTTCTTTAATTTTTTCCTTGAACACATCCCTTGCATTGCGTTGAATATCATCTTTTAATTTATCACTAAATCTTACTGTTGCCATGTTATTCTCCTTTATTTGTTATGTGTATAATACTTAAAACCTTTTCTAAGTTCCTTATGTTCAGTGAACAAAGAGTCTTGTCTTATGCGTTCTTGCTCTTTCAGAGCCTCTCGTTGTCGCTCTTTCTCATCTTCTAATGAGTCATCTGCTCCGTTTACCCTATTCCAGATGTATATAGCACCGTCACTATAGACCTCTAAGAAATGCTTCCTAGTCATATATAGTGCTGATTCTTCTGCTTCTACTACATGATTACCTATTTTGCTCATATGTCTTTCTCCTTGGTTAGTAAACCTCTCAATAAAGTACTAGTCTTAACAAACACATCAAGTCTAGCGCTTAAATACATCAGCAAACATCATCAGTTGTTCGTCTGTAAACTTTGACTTAGTCATTCATCACCACAACTTCACCAAATGGTGCGTCAGTCTTATCCTTGTCTGTAGCAATCCACAGTACAGGAAAAGATGGTTCATCGCCATAATCGTCACAATACAAGTCTGTAAGAAACACACAAGCAATCGGGTCAATACCATGTTTTTCGATGTATGCAAATACAGGGCTGAATGCTGTTCCACCACCACCATGAGGTTCAATATGCAACTCATCATCTCGTGTAAACTTCTCATAATGGGACACTTTATGGTCGAAGTAAACCACATGAATACAAGTTGGGTTGCTATCTTCCTTGATAGTCAATACTTCTGTAGCAAACTGGTCTAACTCATCTTGTCCAATAGAACCAGAGCAATCTACTGCTACAACAAGTTCACCTATTGCTTCACCACTTGAAGTGGGTAAGTATAATCCTTGTGCTAGAAATCTACGATTAGGTCTTGCCCAAGAGCGAGTATCATCTTTGCATCTCTCAACGAAACTCTTTAATACTTCTCGCCAGTTTATTTTGGCTTTAAGTACCGTACCAACAAAGCGTTCCAACCCTGCACTCATCTTACCCATCATCTTGGCAGCCTGTGCTGCCTGTGCTACTTTAACTTTCCATTCTGCTGCCTTCTGCTCAGTCTCTGCCTGTCCACCTTCAGCATCAAGGCACTGGTCAAGTGGGTCACTACCACCATTACCAACTGAGCCTATACCACTATTGGAACCATCGTTCTCTTCTTCAGTGGGTAGTATCTTGTAGATACCATCAGTAGTACCACCACCTTTATGCCAGATATCATGACTAAGGAGTCCTCCTTCGGGCATCTTGCCCATATTCTCGTCTACGAGCAATTGATTAATAACATAATCACCTGCTTGATTCCACTTGCGTATATTTCTTTCCTGTCTACGGAAAGGATGCTCCAACATAGGGTGCATACATTCATGAGCAACAAGAAACTTCAGTTCCTCATCACTCAGTTCTCCACAAAATTTAGGGTTAAACAATACCTTCTCGCCATTAGTTGCAGCAGTTGGTATCTCTTCTGTCAATATAAACGGCATGTTCAAGGCAATATTCCCTATAAAGGGGTGTTCAAGAACTAATGCTGTCTTTGCTTTGCTCAATCGTTTCTCTATATCCATAATAAATCTCCCTTTCTAGTAGTTGATTACACATATGTATAGCAGAATCTGCCAATGCTCATGTAGGTTGTTGGTGAAATGTTCGGCGTACCTGCTCAAGTATTCCCTTAAGTTCCTTAACTTGTTCTCTTGCTTCTGGGTCAAGTACCATCACTCACCTTCCTTCACAGGAATACCATGCTCATCAAGCATTTCCTGTGCTATGTGGTAGTTGCCATTCATTTTGAGTATAGATTCTCTTGCTTGTTCTTCGCTAAAGTAGTTGTGGAATGTTAGTCCTGTCTCAGAATCTACAATACAATACTTTAGTGTATGCTTTGGTTTAGCTTTCGTCATACTGTCCTCCTTTCTAGTTTAAATTAACGGTTGCTTGTACATACGACAGCAACCATGCCGCCCTCAACTCACACTACCATTTAACCAACGAACATGGGGCATGATAGTGTTAATGATGTACTCATTGTTTGGAGTGTTGCCCCATGAAAACTTCCATTTTCTTCATTATAGCCCTTGCTTGGTCGCCTGTATCTTTCCTAAGCACTGGGTTATTCCTCAATGCTTCAGGGTAATGATTAGACAACGAATGCTCAACATCTTGCCGTAAGGTTTCAAGATTAGGGTCATCAGCAAAGTTAAGCCGTGGTAATAAAGCACATAACTCCCTTATATTCTCAATCATCGTGTCTCTGAAGATAGATTTAGGGTCTGCTAGTTTATCACTCATATGTTTGACTCTATCATAAAGTCTTTGCCATATGTCTTCCATAGCAGCTGCAGATGCTTCAGACACACGCCTCTCAACATCTTCCTGTATGCTAGTCAGTTCTTTATCGTGGATGTCTACACGAAAGTCATTACTAGGTACGGGAAATACTGCTATATCCATATTAAACTTTAAGTGTATAATATCTTCAGCAGGGTAGTCGTTCTCGTTGTACAGACCGTTTGGCAATAGTCTTTTAGCGTCCTCTTTTAGACTACCATACTTATTTAGGAATGTATCAACAAGTAATTGCCACTCTGCTTTTTCCTTCCTAAACTCCGTCATGAAGTTCAAGTAGTTCGCACTGGGTAACATCTGAGTTCCCTCAATCCCCCAAGGTAATGTATTGGTGTAGTATTTTGAACGGATATGAGTTGTCTTTTTATGTACCCTGTCAAGGTAGTTGTTCATAGGAAGTAAACTCTTATTAAATCTACCTGCTCCCATCTGGGCACCGTGTTGTGACAAGATGTCCTTAGTAATCTTTCGGTCATACTTTCTAGCCGTCCATTGGCTAACATTAAGTTGCACTAATAGTGCTTTATCTGTCAGTTTCATTCTTCTATCTCCTTCAATTGTGTAGGTTCAGCGCATAATATCCATCCGTCACATAAGTGTGACCAGATTGGGTCTGGTATGCAACATAATGTGTCAAGTTCCCTTTGTTCTATTCTATATTCTAATTTCTCAACAAGCATAGAGCAACTTGCTAGTAACCACATAAGTACGATACCCATTATCACAAAGGATACTAGGTATCCCACCGTCATCATTAAATAGTAAAGTCTTCTGTTCACGTTACTTCTCCTCATTAACTAGAACGATTTCACCACCTTGCCTGTCCAGTAGTGCCTCCCATTCACAGTCACCCCTATAGACCATCTTCTCGGCTTCTTCAACTGAATCTGCCTCAACAGTAGTCTGTTCGGTGACATCAAGATACATCTCAAAAGTAAACTTACTCATAATATCTCCTTAAAATAGTATGTCTTGGTGTTTAACAGCCCACTCAGTAAATGCTTTAGTTGATGCTAAGTCGGGATTCTTTCTTGTTGCATATGACACACTTAACACACTAAACTCTGGTGGCATACGCTCTGCATAAGTACACACATTGTGGAAGTTCTTTACAGTTGCTCGTTCTGCTATCGCACCACTTAATGCATACAGTGTTGCAGGGTCAGTAGGTACATCAGCAGTAGTAGGCCTAAGGAGTATGGTGTCTGGATTAGGTAGTTTACGATATATCTTCACATACCCAACAAACTCTGCTGCTGCACCCTCACCTACAGCCCCTTTAAAGCATTCATACTCTGCATCTGGTGGTACTATACCAAGCACAGCACTGACACCTTCCACCCAACTCCTAGGAGTAGCATTCTGTTCACGTTGTGGGTCGAAGTCATGCAGTAAGTTAGGTCTAAATCGTATAAACGATATAACTTCGGGCTTTACTCCCTGTTCTATAGCCCAAACAGTCCAATCATCAAGATGTGTATCCAGATTAACGACTGTCTCCCTGTTACGTAGATGAGACAACACCCTGTTAGCACCTGCTCTATCCGACTGTCTGTTACCCGTCGAAATAATCTGCCAACCATCTGGCAACTTATGCCCATGTAAAGTTCTCGCTTGACATATGTTAGCCAGCACTTTCTGCAAGTCTGCACTTGCTTGGTTCCTGTCATCGAACATAAGTATCCCTTTAACGCCATCTGCATCTTCAGTGGGAAACCATTCAGGTAGTTTATACACCAACTTGTCATTGTCAAACTTGTCTGGGAACAGTATCCCGAAATCCTCAACTAGCATAGTCGGCATATGCAGTTCAATACACGGCACACCCAATGATAGAGCAACTTCATGTATTATGGTTGTCTTACCTCCTCCTGGAGGCCCTTCAATACACAGCGTTCTCTGCTGTGGGAATAACGCTTTGATAGTATCTTTCATCAATGTTGCTCTCATTTCACATCTCCTTTTACCGGTTTATATTTGTAGTGGTCAGTACCATATGACACAACCATACTCCCTGTGCGTTGTTGTTTAGCGACCATCTTGTCGTTGTAGAAGATGGGAAC